AACAACAGGAGATTGGCATGGATATCATCCGCTTCATCTTTGAACTAGCCGGGCTTGCAGCATTCTTTGCCAGCCTATACCTCACCGCTATTCTGCTTCATGCAATGGCCGGTACGATATAGATCGATAATACATCTTTGTGAGCGCATCCCGGTAGTTGCGCTTGACGATCCTTGGATCATTCAGCCCTAGTATGTGAGCCAGCTTTGTCCATCTAGGGCCACGATCCCTTCCCACCGCTGAATGTGCCACAGCCATGATCAAACGCCTTGTGTCCTGATCCATGGCCATCAGCATGCCATGCGCCTCATCCATCTTATCAATCTGTTCATTGGTTGGCCTCAGCCTGACCTCACCAATCTGCGTCCAGCCATAGCCATGCCAGTCCATTGGATAGTCTGGCCATGACGCTTGCTTTTGAACCCTGATTGCCTTGGGCAGTCTGCGCTCAGTCACAGCCATGTCCAGCATCATTGTGTGCAGCTCATTTATGTCCATGCCTGATCCTTTCAAGATGCCGTTCAGTGTCGATCACCCAATCCAAAACTTGTGTGTGATCCATTTTTGAGATTGCTTTTAGGGTGTCTGTGAATCTGTCGGCTGACATTGTTGGCCGTAACTGCCGCAGCGCCCGGTCTTTCCGAAACAACAGCGGATCATTTTTCGCTTTGGAAACGGCTGTAACGTAGTTCTGGTTTGTCTTCTTGGTGATCGTCCTCAACATGTCGCGTATTTCATTTGATCTATCCTGTTGACATGGTTGATCCGATGAATTACTGCTTTCAGTATAATCGAGCGAAGCGAGTTGAGGCTCATCCTTATCGGTTAAATCAATAAATTGGTTCGGCTGATCCTTAACAGGATTATCCTTATAAGGACTATCCTTATGCGTTTTCACCAATTTAAAATTCTTAAAGCTCATTCCGATTCGCTTTCCAGTGCCGCTGCAATGAAGCTGTAATTGGCTGCATCAATCGCGTGATCCTCATCAAACCCGGCATTCCACCTTGCCAGCTTCATCTCGACAAGCATTCTGGCTGTCTGAGCTGGCGTCACCTCAACGCCAAGCACCAATGACCACCTAATCGCCAGCTCCTTGTACAGCGGCTGATAATGCCCCAGCTTCTTTGCCCGGCTTGTCAGTATCTTTGATGCGCTGACCGCTATATCTTGTGGATCGCTCATGCAATATTCTCCAACATTTGTTGTTGCTGCATGTCAGCTCCCCGGTTCCCAAGATCACCCATGTTCCCGCGTTCATTTGATGTTCTTTGCTGCACACCACGCAATGTTCTGTCATGCCCTTTTGCGGTGAAAAATGCCTGACCTTGTTCTTTCTCTTCATTAATCCAAATCTCCATAACCTTGTCTGCCAACGCTGAACGCAAATAATCCCATGTCAGGATGCCGGGCTGGCCTTTGAGGTATTCCGGCAATGACTGGTGGGTTTCATCAACCTCAAGCTGGTTGTCTGTCGATAATCGCCGCACAGGGATGCTGTAAGCCTCTGCAATGGCAAATAAGCCTAATCCTAGCGTCAAGAGCCTTAACATCTCTCTGTCGGCTTCTTTGAGCGCTTCTTCAATCACGGTTCGGGATCCTTCCATCGTAAATCATTGCTTCCAGCTCTTCATCAGTCAGGTTTTCAGTCGCAAATGACGGCTCAAGATCCTCTTTGTGATGCAGCTCAGCCGGTTTGACCGGGGGCTTTGTGTTAACCTTTTGCCGATACTCAGCCTTGACCTTGAGCTTTGGCAGCGGCCCCTTCTTTAATGGCATAGGGATGAACAGCTCTTCACTGGTTGAAAATCGATAGCCGCAAGCAATACAAGCCCTGCGCCGCCTGATCGTGTTGTTGTCGTGCAACCTACTGTCTTTGACAATTGTGTCGCTGGAGCATTTCGTACACTGCAATTTCTTCATCCTCTGTTAGTTGTCGATGGCCGCTGTAGTCACATTCCCAGCAACCAAGGGCCATGCATTCGGGGCATTCTTTTCTGTATTCCACGCCAATTTCGGGATACCTGATGACCGGGATAATGATGTGCAGTAGATCACTCATCGATTCCTCACATTGCAGAACAGCGTTGCTTTTTCTTGGCGAACAAGAAAAGCTAAACGCCAAATCGGCTTGATCTTTCGCACAGAAAATAAGCTTGCTATTTTCCATTCACGCAATGCGTGGTCAGTCACAACGCCAGTGACATCACCTATTGTTGGCCTCGCACATCCCCAAAAATTTATGAAATGCTGCTCAACAATTCCATTGAGGCACTGAACACCTAGCACCGGAAATGTGAAAACAAGCAGCCCCTCGTCTTTTATCATTTCAAAAACGACTGGAAAAAACTTGCTGGGGTAGCCGTAGCTGTCGATATCTATCACATCGTAAACTTTATTTTCAGCGCGTAACTTGTAAATGTAATTGAAACTATCGCCTGTCGTTTCTTTTGTTAGAGATGTGACTTTGCCTAGCTTTTCATAATAGGCTGTGAGGTTTCCCTGCCCACCAAAAACCTCTAGAATATCGCCATAAATGTGGTCTTTTAATTCATTCAATTGGTCAATTTTTTCTTTCGGGTGATGGTGAGTATCTGCGTTTGCAGATTGCGCGTGGCGAGTAATTAAGTGCTTTTCTGAATTTGTAAGTTTTTTAACCACCAGCGGCCTCGCAGATCTGCTTCACAAGATTGGCCTGACCTGTCTGGCGCAGCTTGATCAAAGGCGATAGAAACAGCTCAACCTCTTGCAGCCTCTTGGCCACGACAAGGTGTGAGCCAGCCGCGCTCAGCTCTTCATGCATTGTCTTTTGATTGTCGGACACCTTGCCGCCCTTGGGGCGCTTTAGCTCAATAAAGATCGGCAAGCGCTTTACATTGTCGAGCCAGCCGGCATCATCAATGAACAGCTCCAGATCAGGCCAGCCCCACTTTGTGCCAAGCTTTTTCAAGCGGCGCTTGTAGCTAATGTGCCGGGTGCCTTCATTGGGGCTGTGGTGCAAGACGCTATTGACCGGCAATGAGGCATCAAGCCACTGAACCACATAGTCTTGGAGCTGATCCTCAGTCATTCAATCCAACCGCATAAAAGCTGGTTGGCTGGACGGCGCCATCTGTCACACTGACGATTCGCAACATAAATTTGCGTGATGGTATCTTTGCATCCTTGTGGCTTGATGGCAAACACCAGCGCCGTGCTACCGCTGCATGCGAAGCGCCGGTAACCCGCGCTAACGCTGAATAACTAAGCCCTTTGCTCTGCCGATACTGATCAAGTGTCATTCCTGTCCTCGCTATATATTTGCTAGCATAAGTATCAGGCTTGACATGTCATGACAAGATAATTAAGTATCTGTAATCAGGTTTGACACAAAGTGTTATGGGAGCTTACGTTATGTACATGGCAAATAACTTAGATGAAATGATCAGTCTCGCTGGTATGTCAAAGAAGGCTGTTGCTGAAGAGAAAGGCGTGACACCAGAAACTGTGTCGCGCCACATTCACTCCAAAATTTCAATGACAATGCAAGATGTTGATGATTATGCGCGCATTTTAAAATGCTTGCCGCATGAAATTGCGTATACCTCGCCGCCGATACCAATTTTAGGTGTGTGGTATACTGACCCGGTTACAAAGAACATGAAGCTGATTAATCGTTTTCAGAACGATAAGACCTATTTCAAAAAAGGTATAAGGCTGCACGGTAATTATAACCAACATTGGGCAGCGATATATTGGAACTTAGACCCAAGCGTTCCATCAGCGTGGCGGCATTTTGACAGCGCTTTGACGCTGATCGAAATTAATTCAGTAGCTGAAAAACGAATTTGTCAAAATGCAATTATGAATAAATGCTATGTCATGACGAAAGCCGGGGTCATGTTGTCAGGTGTGCTGTGGCCGCAACATCACAATGCGCTCTACACCCTCACAGATGTTGTTGGTGTGCCAGAAGAAAACAGAATATTAACCGATCTAGATATTGAGTGGGCTGCTCCAGTCACTTGGCTTTTGCAACAGCGCCGCATGCAAACTATGGAAATGGTTGATTATGAATCGCCATTTATCAAAAAACATTATGACAAACTGGTCAAACCGCAATCGCCTGACCGTAAAGCTCAATACGAAAAAATTTATGAGGTAGTGATGAATGAACCTCTTGCCAACAGCAAAACAGATGGCCTTAAAATCGTAGAATAATGCGCTTCAAGCATAACGCTTGACACTGTATGTCATGAACTGATAGAACCGTTCTCAACTTTGGGAGCGGTTCTTTGTCATTTAAAAACTTTTCTAAGCCACAAAAGCAAGACTTTGTCAGGCAATCAGCCCGGCACTCTTACTATCATCACAGCCAGCCAAACAAGCCTGACGGCTTTACGTTCTATGACAAAGCTGTTGTCAGACCAGAACGCGAGAATGCCAAGGCAGTCATCGCTGGTGAGGCCAAGGGCGATAAGGCTGAAGCCCAACGCATCCTCGACATGCATGGCGTTTACGTTGACAGCCGGGGCAAGACACAGTCAGGCGATAAGCCGCCGTTGATCAGTGGCCGGGCTGTTGAGAACTATTGCACCGATGTTGCTGTTAATGATGCAAGCCCGGCTGATGCCTTTAAAAACGCGATAAATGAGCTGCAAGGCTTTCATGGCGCTTCATGGCGTGATGCCGACAAAGACAAGCGCGAGTTAGAACACAAGACCACAGTGCGTTATAACGCTGATGGATCTGTTCCCAAAAAAGATATCATACCAACACACCATGAATTTGAGCTGGTGTGCAGCAATGCATTAGATGGCTTGCGCGAGGCGTTTGCCGGCGCCAACCGCATCACCGGGCAAAAAGAGCTGACCGGCAAGTTTGACGATGTGCAGCTACCCTATAAAGGTTACGGCGATTTTCAAGAAGGCGGCGTTGAGCTGAAAACCAAATGGGATCGGGGCGCTGGCACAGACAAGCCATCAGCCGGGAGCCTTCCAAAAGAAATACCATTTAACAATTTAATGCAGATCGCCGGCTATTGGCACATCACCGATATCTGGCCGCAAATCGTCTACGCCAACAGGCTAGGCTATCGCGTCTTTAAACCAACGCTAGACCAATTGCATGCCGGGGTTGCCGCCATCAGGGAAGCGTGTGTGCGCCGTGAACGCCTACTCGCTGCCGCCAACACCACCGAAGAGCTGTTGCAGCTCTGTGACCCGCAATGGGATCACATGTTTGTGTGGCGTGATCTGCCCCCGGAAATCCTAGACCGCGCTCAAAAGATTTGGAGATCGTAATGCTTAAAATTTTTACACGCAAAAGACTAACCGAATCAGAAATCGAACTACGCCGCATCCGGCACATTCTTGAGCAAATGCAAAACGATGCTATCGCGCGTGGCGTGTTGCTCAACGCTATCAACTCAACCCTAAAGGAAAGTGATGATGATGATACAAGATCTGTTTGACATTGAGCCGCCGCATCAGGCTCACAGCCCCACTAGCAGCGCGTCAGCCGCTAAGATCAAGCCCAAGTTCGGCAAGAACATGGTCAAGGTGCTTGAGGCGTTACAGCGCCATGACAAGCGTGGCCTAACTGATGAAGAGGGCTGCACCGCTACTGGCATGACCGGCAACAGCTATCGCCCGGCGCGCGTCAAGTTGGAACAGCTCAACCTGATCTTTAAGACTGAGGCCACGCGGCAAACCAAGTCAGGCAGAACGGCTGCAATCTATTTGCTCACTATGCTTGGCATGATGGAGATGAGCCGATGACGCAAATGCCAGAAGCCATCGCAACGGCACTGGTTGCATTTCAAGCCAATAACGAATCAATGAATCAGGACAAGCA